CAAGCAGGACTATCAATTACAGAAATAGTTGCAAGTGTTACTGATGCTTCTATATCTAATGCTCAAATGCAAACATTAGTAAATACAAGCCTTAATACTTATTCAAGACAGGTAACAAATGAAATGATGAAGGTAGCACCCAAAAGCACTAAATATGTTTATATAGGTCCTGTTGATTCTGTTACAAGAGATGAGTGTTTAGATATGGCAGCAGCAGGTAAATTAACATTGGCTCAAATATCATCACAATATGGTGAAGGTGTATTAATGGATGGTGGTGGATTTAATTGCAGACATAAGTGGGAGATAGCTTCAGATGAAGGTTCATCATTTCATAAACCTAAAGAAGCAGAAAAGAGATTAGCTAATGCTTGATTTAACTTTCTTTTTAAAAGCAGGTCCTAAAGTAGTAGAAAGATATAGGGATCATATATTCAATAAAGCAAAAGATGTCTTTGGAAAACCATTTAAAGGGTATTCTACTTATGGTTCAAAATGGGTAACAATGAATGTTAAAAAATCTTTTAGACAATCTGCTCCTAAAGAAGGATATTCATATAGTCAGGCTAAAAAAGGAAAGATGTTAAAAAGGCAAGACCAAGCCTTTGCAAATAAAAATTCACCAGTTGCATCAGGTGATTTATACAGAGATTTTGGAATGATAGGAAGTACAACATCAACAGGTTTTAAGTTTGGTTGGAATACATTTGGAGCAAGAGTACAACACTTAAAGGATATGAAAAGAGTATTGACTACTCCACAACAACCAATGCCTGAAAAAGTTATAACATATTTATCTAAAGAAGCACATGGTTATATAAAGAAAAAATTAGGACCAAACAAGACAACAAGGCACAAAATTGGATAAAATAATATTGTATAAAAGATTTAATAAGTTATATTATGTTTAAGAATTTTCAACTAAAACTCAACAAACAGAGGTAAAAAATGTCAGATGAAAAGAATGTTACTCAAACTCCTGAAGATAATCAGGTTAATAACACCAGCACACAAGCTGAAGAAAAAAATGTTCCTTATGATAGATTCACAGAAGTTAATACAGCAAAGAATGATGCTCTTAATCAGATAGGTAAACTCCAAGCACAAATAGATAAAATGAACTCAACTCAAAAAGACAAAGAACAAGCTAAACTTGTAGAAGATGGTAAATTGCAAGAAGCATTGGGCATTGTTACTAAAGAAAGAGATGATTTTAAAACACAGGCAGATCAATGGAATCAATACCAATCTAATAAAAGAGAAACTTTGATGAATCAACTTACTGATGATACAGATAAATCTATTGCAGATGGTTTGAGTTTAGATAAATTAGAACAATATATAAGCAAGGTTGTTAATGTTTCTGCACCTTCTACTTCATCTGCAAGAGCAACAACAGGTAAAGCAGGTGAATTTGGTGGTTATTCTTCTTATGCTGAATGGGCAACAAAAGACCCTAAAGGCTATCAGGAATCTAACAATTCAATAAAAGGAAGCAACATTAAGATAGGCTATGGTGAATAAAAAACATAGTGTATTGGCAGGTATTGATTATGACCCATCAAATGATATGGAGTTAAAACCAGAATCAGATGGAGATGTTAGTGTTAAATACAAAGGCAAGGAAATAGGTTTTGATAATTATATAGATGAGATGGAAGAAAGAGTTACAAGACATTCTGAAGGCAAATCTATTAAAAAATCAATAGGAACTTTCTCTGGCTTTGGTAAAGGAACATTAAAAAAACCTTATAAAACAGATTAAATACTATCAAAATGAAGCCACAAATGTGGAGTTGAAAGATAGAAATATAGGAGTAAAAGTATCATGGCAGAAACAGATACAGGTGTTGCACAAGGTGGTTTAGGAAAAACTATTGGAGATGCAGTTATTGCATTTAATCATGCAAATGTAATGCTACCTTTGGTAACATCAAAACAAGCAGTAAAGGGTGCTATAACAGTACAATTTCCTGATTATACAAAAGTGGCATCAAGTAGTGTTGATGCAGTTAGTGATGGTGCAGACCAAGGTACTGTGGTGTCAATAACAACAGATGCAAGAAGTGCTACTGTAGGTGAGCATGTAATTAGAGCAGATGTTAGTGATTTAGCAAGAATGGGCAATGCTGATGATTTAACAGGTAATGTTGGGGCTGTATTAGGTAATGCAGTTGCTGCAAAACTTGATGATGATTTAGTTGAACTTGGCAAAACATTCTCACAAACAGAATGTGGTGCTAATACTGAATTGGCATTATCACATATATTTGGTTCTATGAGGCAATTAAGAGCAGCAGGAGCTCCCTTTCCATATAATTTGGTTTTATCACCAAAACAAGTATGGGGTGGAAAAGGATTAATTGCTTTAACAAATAATTCAGCATTAGATACAGCAGGTTCTTCAACAACTGATACTGCAACAGCAAGACCTCTTGGTTTGCTTGGTAGTAAAGGTGAAGAAGCTATGGCTAATGGTTGGATTGGTTCAATAGCAGGATTTAATTGCTATTGGTCAGACCAAATTGATGAAAATGTATCATCAGGTGGAGATGCAGCAGGATTTGCATTTTCTAAAGGTGCTGTTGGACTTGCAATAGGACCTGAAGGTCTATTTAGATTAGAAACAGAAAGAAATGCATCTTTCAGAACAACAGAATATATTGCTGTTGGATTCTGGGGACAAGTTGAGATTAAAGATGCCTTTGGTGTTTATATCTTATCTGATGTTTCTTAATTAGTTACATTAAAAATAATAACAGGGAGCAGTTAATTCTGCTCCTTGTTTTAACTGGAGAAAAAATTTATGGAACAATATTTTAAAAAAGCAGATGGAACAATTATCAAGGTAAGCCCTAATCATGATATAAATTCACTAAATGACAGATTTACTGAATGTGATGCTAATGGTAATGAGATCAAAGCAGTAAAACCTAAAAAACCATCCAAAAAGAAAGCAGGTAAATAATGGCAATAGTTGCTAAAAGTTTTTTACATAATGATGATAAAATAGTAGGAGCCTCTGGTGATGCAGATGGAGTATTAGCAGAAGATATACAAGATTATATAACAGCAAGTGGTGGAAGTATTGATGGTACATCTAATTTGAATATTACTTGTACAAAATTTGGCAGTAAAATATTTACATTAGTAGTAATTGATAATAATGCTTAATAACTAATGTCCTTAATTGAAGAAATTAAAAGACATGAAGGCTATTCTAAAAAGGTTTACAAGGACACTCTTGGATATGACACAATAGGAATAGGCTTTTTAGTATCTTCTTTAGAATTAGATGAGGATGTTTGTGATACTATACTTGAAAGAAGATTAGAGAAGAATGAGAAGGTTCTACAAAGAAAACTTACATGGTATAGAAAAGAACCAAAAGAAGTCCAAGATATATTACAAAATATGTATTACCAACTTGGCAACAGATTGTTCAATTTTATAAAAACATTACATTACATAGAAAACCAGAAGTATAGGGCAGCATCAATAGAAATGCTTGATAGCTTATGGGCTAAACAAACACCTAACAGAGCAAAAGAATTGAGTAAGAAAATGGGTGATATAGAATGAACAAGAAAGAAACAGAATTAGTATTGACACATTTAAAATATATCAAAGAAAGAGTTGATGCTAATTTTAATCATCTTGAAAAATTAAATGGCAGAGTTAGGAGTAATGAAGTAACACTTTCTTGGATGAAAGGGATTGGATCAACAATTACTTTTATCATCTCCTGTGTTTTAGGGTATCTTATAAAGGAATAAAATATGGACCTTGTTTGTCCAAACTGTTTTAGTTTACAGATGGTAAAGGATGGTTGGCATAGAGGTAAGCAAAGATATAACTGTAAAAAATGCCAAAGCAAAACAATATACCCACTATCACCTGATGATGTTGAAATAATCCACTCTAATGTTAAACTTGCTAAACAAAAGCAATCATATCAAGATTTAAATAGAATAGAAAGAAAGTCATTCAGGGAGTATGCAAGAATAGAAAATGCTGTTTCTGAATATACTCACAAACTAAAAGAGATTTTTGACAAATTTAAATTAAGTAAACTAACTAAATCACATAAAAGAACTTCATCAGCAGTTGGTGTTATTCAATTTTCAGATGTTCACATGAATGAACTTGTAGATTTGGAGCATAATCAATATGACTTTACCATTGCCTCTAAAAGATGTAAATACTTTGTTAAAAGGGCAATTACATACTTTAAATCACAATCTATAAGCAATATACTAATAGCACAAACTGGAGATTTGTTAAATAGTGATAGAAGATTAGATGAATTATTGGCTATGGCTACTAATAGAGCAAAGGCTACATTTTTAGCAGTAGATATATTTCAACAAATAATACTTGAACTCAATGAACATTTTAATGTATCTATATGTTGTGTTACTGGTAATGAATCAAGAGTAAAGCAAGATTGGGGCTGGAGTAAGATAATAGCTTCAGATAATTATGACTTTACTATATTTAAGACATTAGAGTATTTATTTAAAGATAGTGATATAAACTTTATTGATGGTGATCCAACTGAAATGGTTGTTGAGGTTGCAGGGCAGAATCTTTTAGTATTACATGGTAATGGTGCTATTAAAAAAGGAATAGATACAAGCATTACTCAAATTATGGGAAGGTATAGGGCAAGAGAAGTAAATGTTGATTATGTGATTTTTGGACACATACATTCAGCAAGGGTTGGTGATAACTTTAGCAGAAGTAGTAGCATGGTAGGTGCTAATGACTATTCAGAGAAAGCACTTAATTTAGCAGGTAGAGCATCACAGAATTGTTATATCTTTTATGAGAATGGTAATAGAGATGGAATTAAAATAGATTTGCAGAATTATGAGGATGATATGTATGATATAGATAAATCACTTGAAGCATATAATGCTAAAAGTCATGACAAAGTAAACACAGAAACAACAATATTTAAGGTGGTGGTATAATGAATACATTTGAATTACTGGAAACATTTGGTGTACCTATCACAATGTGTATAGCATTTGGATTTTTTATATGGAAGCAAAACAAGTGGATTCAAGATGATTTAAAGAAGGATATGGAGGAACAAGCAAAGAGATTAGAGAATATTGTAATTGGACTTATTAATGCTCAAAAGAAATTACAAACAGATTTTGGAAAAGAATTAAGTAGATTAGAAGGCAGTTATAGAGCCTTATCACAAATTATACAAAAGTTATCTGGAAATGGTTTGAAGAAGAAATGACAAACAACAAACAAATAGATATACTTTGGAAAGCAGTCAATAAACAAGCAAGATACATTGAGCAATTAGAGATAATAATTGCTCATTTAAAAAAAGATTCACATCCACCAAAACATAATGATTTTGATGAAAGATTGAAAGTGGTGGAAGCATGGATTGATAACATAGAATTAATAGATAAAGGAGAGTTAAACTAATGGATTTTTTAATGAACAATATTAACTTATTAGCAGGTGGTGGTGCAGGAGCAATAGCATTATGGGTATTAAAAAAGATACCTAATGAAGATTTATATGCTTGGGTTGAATCCTGTACTTATATAGCAGGTGTTACTTTAACATTAGGACTTGCTAAATGGAAGTTTACTAAAAAAATATGGAACTCAACAATAGAACCATACTTTGTTGATCTTATTGAAAACACAATAGGAGCAGCACTTAAAGGATTACTTGATGGTTTGAGGAGTGACAACAAATGATTCAAGTATTACTTGGTAAATGGATTGCTAAAAAAGGTGGCAAAGCAGTATTGCTATTTGTTGGTGATTTGATAGTAAAGAATACCAAGTCCAAAAAAGATGATGAGATGTGGAAAAAAATAAGACCTATAATTAAGAAGTTCAAATAATGAAATTATCAGAAGCAAAAAAATCTTTAAAAGGTGTTTTTCAAGGGGCATTAAAAAATTTAGTGTCCCTTGCTGATGATAGTACATTAGATAAATATTTAAAACCCATAAAGGTTGGAGATTCAACTACACCAATAGAGGTATCAAATACTGATGTAAAGATAAGAGGAACATTAGATGCACAAACAATAAATGTCAAAGGTGATTCTGTGCTAACAGAAAACACTCCTCATGCTGGTACTATAATTGGATATACAAGATTAGAGAATGATTTGACTAGTAGTATTACATTTGAGATACAAGATGCTTTGACTGTAGAGGATTCTACTCATCAGATAACTTTTAAAACACCACCAAGTGAGAATGTAGAGATAGAAGCTACCTTTTTCATAAATATTTTATCAACTGACACAAGAATTTCAGTTGGGTTAAGTGATAGTTCTACATATAATGCTGTTGCTGCACATCTTGAATATGATGCAAATTCTGTATATTTTTCTGATGATGAAGCTGATGATAGTGTTATTACTCTTAAGTGGATACTTGTAGCAGGACAATTAGCTAATGTTGGAATATCAAATACTTTTTATGTTGGCTTTTCAACTGATGGTGCAACAAAGTCAGCTTATTTGGCTTATGGATTAAGGGCTGCAACTGGGGCTTGTGAACATCCATTTGTAATAAAAGCAACAGCATTACCTGCTACTATTTATGATGGACAATAATTGTTAGATTGGTTTATTTTTAGAAGCAAGTTTCAAATATATGTTTAAAAAAACATTTATTATATTATATTATAAGATAAATAAAGGCAAAAATTTATGAGTTTGACAGGAAAATCACCATCAGAAACATATAAAGATATTATATATGTGGACAATAACAACAATGGGGTTGGTTCAATACAAAAGGTAGTTAAATCAGGAGATGGTTCAAGTTCTGCTTTAAATGTTTCAGATAGGTCATTGAGAATTATACCTTCAACAGACAATCAAGCTACTGTGGATGTAAGAAGTTCAGGAGGAACTACAAGATTTCAGGTTGATACCAGTAATGATTATGTAAAGGCACTTGGTGTTCATGTAAACACTCAATATAAAGAATTTGGATTATATGATTTTAGTCCTACACAAGGCTATCACAATCCAATGATATGCAACAATATGATGTTTTCTGATAGTGGTGATGATATAGTTGCTGATGATAGTATGTTTGGTAATGGTGCTGATCCTGCAACTTCTCTTGATTTAAGTTCAGATGGAACTGCAAAGATAGCTGGTGCTTGTTATTGGTATGTTCAAGATGATATATACATAGATGCTATAAGAGTTATGGCTACTTGTGATTCATCTAATGATTTAAATTTTCATGTCTATCAATATACAATGGATGTATCATCACAACATGGTGATTTAGCAAGTGGAACATTGGTTGCTCATATTGGATCATCAATGTCAGCAACATCAACATCTTTAAAAACAGACAC